GAAAGACATTGACTAAGTTTGGTTATTATTTCGGTGCGGCATTTTCTGTGTCGCAGACCGTAAATAAGTACTTCGAATACTTTGTCGGAGCTTTGTCGAAGGGCGTTGCTAATGTGTTCGATTATTTCGAACAAGTGGGTGTTTATGATCTTTTTACGTTTGTAATATCTATGTTCTCTCCTTGGTATCCTATTATTTACTTGATTGTGAATGATGGTGCCATTGCTGTGCTGGCTCCACTTATGGCTTATACCGGTGTTGATTTTCGTTTGATTTGGATTTATGTCCTTTTGAATGTTTTCTTTCCCGGTTTTGTTGTCGGTGCGGCTTTTGGGTTGACCGTCGTAGCTTGTATCAAGTATAAACGGAGGACTCAGGAGAGTTTTCGATCTGTTGCCTACACTATCTCTTATTTTTGGTTGTTTGGAGCTTTCCTTGAGATTAGCCGTCGTTGGCTGCATTTGTATCCTAATTTGCAGTACTTTGGTTATTTTTTGTTTCTTGGGATTGCTTTGGCTACTTTTTGGGGTCGTAAAGTTCTTGTTGTTGAGTATACTATTACTCAGTGGCGTGGCGGTGTTGCATCCATTCGCAGTAAACCCCACCAAATTTCTGTTGAGGTTGACTTCCCTTACACATTGTTGAATCCTTTAAATAGGCTCAGAATGTGGTATGTTGGGATTCCGTGGTCAACGGTCACTGATGCCGTTTTCGGGTATTTTGGTGATCGTACTCCTGTTGGATTTGTCCCTAAGCAGGAAGATGGTGGTTTGTTTAAAAATGGAACCGCCGTTGCTAATCCCCCTATTGTGGCTCCTTCCCGTGATGATCTTGCGGCCCGGTCTATGATTCCTGATGATGCCGGTGCTGCTCTCAGTTCGAATTTTTATGCTGGCTCTGGACTATCAACTCCTTTTAAGCCTAAGCGTGTGCGTTTTGCGACTGCTACTGCTGAAGCTAAAGGGAAAAATAAGAGAGGTCGCGGCCACTTGAAGAATACTTCTCGTGCCCCAGTTAAGTTCAGGAAAGTGAATAGTCCTTTTTGGATGAGCGATCCTGATATTGAGGTTGAAGAAATTCAAGAGTGGTTTGACGACGATGCTGGCCAAGGATGGCGCAGTATTCCGGTTGATGACTGGGATATTGTTACTGGCAATTTGCAAATCATCGCTCCTGATGGGTCTGTTCAGTATGTGAATTATGATCCTACTGACGGTGATGACGATGATTTTGTTGCTGAGAGCTTTGAAATTCAGCCTGGCCAAGTTATTTCCGATTTGACTATTCTCCGTTGCAAGCCTCGGAAGACTGTTGACGTTCCTAGTCAGCAAGTCTCTGAAATTGTTGCTGCATTGTTGAAGAAGAGCAATGAAGGAACTACTGCCCGCTTTGAGTCTATTGAGAAGTCTCTCGCGTTGATTGCTAAGTTGCTTGAGTCGAACGGCAAGACTAATGTTTTGCCTGCTCAGCCTGCGCCTGGTTTTGTAAATCCTATGGCTGCGTATGCTCCCAACGGTTGCTTTCACCATCCTGATTGTGTGACGTCGAAGTCCACTATGGTGCCTTGCAAATTGGTTTGTTCTGGTTCTGCTTGTGTGCACAATGCTAACTGTAAAGTCATTGTTCCTGAGGCTAAGTCCAGGAAGGACAAGAAGAAAGCCAAGAAAGTTGAGCCAAGTGATGAAGCGAGTGCGTCTACTCGTGATTCCGCTGTGGCTACCAATCCGTTGGTTGAGACTCCGACCCAGATTCTTTATTCTGTTGTGGTCGTCGAGGGTGTTTCCAGTAAGGCGTTTGGTGTTTACACCGATCGAGGTGTGCTGACCCAGTCACATATTGTTGCTGGTTCAGAGACCATTAAGGTCTATCCCCCTTACGCTCCTGCGAATGTTGAAGCTGTTCCACAAGGTGTTGTCCTCAAGGTTCCAGGTGATTCTGATTTGATTCTGTTGCCTGTGAAGGTGTCGAATTGTACACCTGTTGAGTACAAAGCGTTTGGGACGTTGTCACGAGTCACGAATAGCCCTACTCCTAAAGGAGCTATTTCGTGCCCGTTGGGCACCGTGACGGGCGTGATCACGTACAAGCCCGATTGCCCTGAGGAACTGTTGATTAACGGCGGAACTAAAGCCGGAATGTGTGGATCGCCATACATTGTGAATCAAAAAATTGTTGGTCTCCATGCGTTTGGGAACAATAATGGGAAGGACAACGGCGCGTATGCCGTTACCCCTGAGCTGCTTAAGTGGCTCGCTGCCCAGCCAAAAAACTAATTGTCCCCACTGTTCATCCAGTGGGGCCAATAGAGCGTCTTGTTAAAGCGTCCGGTTTTTCTCGGAACTATGAGAGTGCTTTTATTGGCATTGGGACTGTCGGTCAGCGTCCGCTGCCCAAGTCCAAGTATGTTAGTTCTCCTTTTGGCTTTTTGTCTCCGTCCTTTTTTCCTTCAGCTATTACGGCTGGTGCTTATCTTAATTGGTTTAGCAAGTTGTCCCGTCCTAAAGGGGTTCATCTGACTAGTGTTGAGTATAACCGATCTCTGGAGATTCTGAATCGTGAGTTTGCTCCCTTCGTTGAAGGTGGGTTCAGTGATCTGGATGAGTGTTTGAAATACGTTGATTGGAAAAAATCTCCTGGATGGCCTTACGTTAATCTTGGTTGTTCTACCAAACGTGAGGCCTGGGATAAGTTTTCTACTGAGATCTCGGAACGTGCCCACGCGTTAGTGCGTGGTGAGTACTCCGAGTCAGTTTTTATTGCAACCATAAAGGATGAGTTGTTACCTGCTGGTAAGAACCCTCGTGTTTTTTGCCCCGCTCCCTTCCATCACCATTTGGCGTGTGCCATGCTGTTTAAGAAGGCGTGTGACTCGTTGACCTCCTCTTGCCATCGGCACTCCAGTGCTATTGGTGCCAATATTTTTGGCAGAGGTCTTGAGCGTCTCCTTCGCAGTCTTGATGAACTGCCTTTTGGTTTTGATGCTGATCAGTCCGGGTGCGATACTTCTTGGAAAGACTCGGAAGTTGAGCGTGACTTCATGAAAATTGGTCTTCCGACTCAATATCATAGCGGTGTTGACATGGTTTTTAATCTTGCCATGTGTCCGCGTGTAATTGTTGGTGACCGTGTTCTTCAACTTGAATTCAATCCTTCCGGGTGGTATCTTACTACTGTCGTGAATACCTTGATGACCCATCGTGTCATTGCTTCTGCTTATTTGGATCTGGCCCCTGAGCCTGAGTCTATAACGTCTATGCGTGGGCATTTGAAGCAGATTAACGGTGGTGATGATCTTGGTTACTCCACTGACAGATCTTGGTTTGATATCGTGTCTTTGGCGCATGAGGTTGCTCGGCGTGGAATGTTTTTAGAGAGTGATGTCCTTACTCCCCGCCGTCCCTTGTTGCTTACATTTTTCTCGCACACCCTCCGTCTTCGTGCCCTGGGTGATGGCTCACGTCACATATATGTGGCTTGTGGGCGGCTTGGTAAGATTTTGTCCGCTTTCAACTATCTCAAGAAGACCAACGGAGAAATTGACTGGCAGCGTAATGCTAGCCGGGTCGTTGGTTTGATGTTGAATTTGTGGCCTTACCGGCTCGAGTTTGATCTTATGTACCCTTATTTGTACCACCTTGTGCACCATTTCTTTTTGCAGTCTGGAGGAATCCAGACTAGTGAATGGACTGGTGTGTTCAAGGCTATTCCTACAGACCAGTTTATGCTGGCTTTGCGGAACGGTCATGCGTTCGAAACGGGGTTAGTTTTTTCCCTGGCCCGACACTTGAGCAGTCCCTATGTGGTGAAGAGATCTCTACAATCTGCTTTAAAGAGTGCCCCCCCTCCTCAACGAATTTTTGGTACAAATTATATGTCTAAGTCTCGATCTATTGATGGAATTTTGTCTGCCCTTGAGCGCAACTCGAGTTTGTCTAGTGATGGACGAGCGTGGCTTATTGCTGCTTGTGATCCTTTTCATGATACTGATATCACGCTGGCCGGCTATCCTGACGTTAATACGTCGGCAACTGTTGTCCAGCTGATTAAAAAGCAGCTTCAGGTCACTGTCCCTTCCACTGTCACCTCCCCCAATAATTGGGATGCATCTATTGTGTTGTTTCCTACTATGGCGACGGTTGACTATGGCATTTTGAACAATACTGATAATCTTGGTAAGGTCATTGGATCCACCGCCGCCAATGCGTTTAATGCTGGCGGTTTGGTGGTGAATGCTGGACCACAGGGTTCTGTGTTGTGGCCTAATGCGCAAAATACTCAAATTAGCGCCTCAGTTACTTCGCAATTCCTTGATGTCTCTGAGTTTATTAAAGGCAGTGCGCGAGTTATTGCTATGGGTTTCGAGGTGGTGAACACTACTGCTGATATAAATAAGCAAGGTCAAGTCACCGCTTTTCGGCTCCCTTCTAACCGCACTGATACTCAGTTGTATGTCCCTCTTATAGGTGGAGCTAGTCCTCCTACCTCCGTTGTTGCTTGTCCCGGTGTGTTGAATCGGTTCCCTCCTGGAACTTTGGGTGATGCTCAGTTGATTTTTGGTAGTCGCTCTTGGGCTGCGCGTGAAGGCAGTTATACTGTCTGTCGCCAGAACAGTGCTGACAATCCGCTTACTTATCCTGACTTCATCCCTGATTACTACACGCCGTTTGACATTGGGTACAATAATACCCTCCCTCCTATTCCTACTGGTGCTGTTTATACGCCTAATTTTCTTGACGGGATCAATGGCCAAAAACCTGTTGACATTCATGCTCCATTTGATTTGTCAGGTACCCATTATACTGGCTTGAGCTATCAAACCACTCTCACTGTAAATGTGAGATGGTTAATTGAAAGATCGCCTGGTCCTAATGAGCCCGATCTGGTTGTGTTGGCTACCCCGTCATCTGCGTCTGACCCGCTTGCTTTGGAGTTGTATACCCATTGCATGATGAAGATGCCTCCTGGTGTGATGCTTTCTGAAAATCCCCTTGGTGAGTGGTTTCGAAATGCGCTTTCTACAGTTGCTACCTGGGCCCCTAAGATTGGCAATGTGCTCGGTAATGTTATTCCCGGTGCGCAGGTTGTCGGTCAAGCAGTGGGTAAGGGCGCTGGTGTCGCTCGGAATCTCATCCCTATAGGCAAGAAGCTGCCGCAACCTTTGCAGCAGCAGATTGTCGCAAGGAAGAAGAAGGCTCAAACTGCTAAGCAGCCTATGCCTGGTAGTGCGTCTACCACTGGTGCCCGTGATTTCACACAGCCTAGGAACCCAAAAAACTTGAGGTCCCTCCCACCTCGGAATTAATTTTATTTGAACCGGATTGGGAGGGCTTGCTTCCTCAGGCTGCTGCCGCTCGATCGTTGCTAGCTGGGGTTAGTCCAATTGAGGACGTCCCCATCTGCAACGCGTGCGACTGCGACCTGTGTCAAATTTGTGCTGAAGCGGCCTTTTGGGATTTTGTTGGCGATGTGGAACGTGGTGTGAAGAGAAAGAGGGAGGAGACTTGTGATGTTGCAAGTATAAACGCAACAGAGAGTGTTGGTAGTCTTGATTTGGTTGCAGACGTTTTACAGTCTTATCTGTAATATGCTTGCTTCCTTTCAAGCCGAATGACACTCGCGTAGTGTAAAAGCCCGCGCTATCACCTGAAACGAAGGGTGTGTAAAAAGGCGCGGGCTACTAACGTGTTTTGGTTTTTGTTTTCTCTTATTTCAAAATATACCTTGGAGTGCC